GGCTCATAGCGTGCCGCTGCGCGATGGGTCTGGCGAGATCCAAATCAGACGGCTACACATGTAGAACTGTACGAAAAAGGCTTGTGGACGGGGGTTCAAATCCCCCCAGCTCCACCAATAAAGGAAAAACCAACCCTTCGGGGTTGGCTTTTTTTTGCCTACCACCGCGTGTTTACGCGGGTTCCTGCGGGTTCTTGCGGACTATGGAGAGAACCATTTCTGCCAGTAACCGGCGCGTTTTACTCTCCGTTTGCGTATTCTCTCTCCGACCCTTCCCACCCAGCGCAGGCCGAAGTCCGGAAGGCACGCCCGTCAACGCTATATAAATCAATAGGTTACGCGCGGACGAATCAATCGTTTTTTTCGTGGCATTGGTAGGCTGAGGGGACGGCACGTACGCTAGATTGACTTTAGGTTTTGAGTCAGCCGCAACAAGAAATCGTTAATATTCAATTTTCTACTCCTGACCCTGGTACTAGCATGGAAATCATTCGAAGCAAAGAGTTTCAAGGTACCCGACCTTGGGACGCTCTTCACGTTGCCACGCTCGCAGGCACCAGCGTTCGCTTGCACTGGACGGATCAGCCCTACGTCTGGCACATCAACGATGGGCAAGAAGTCTTTGCTGTGATGGATGGCGTAGTGGACATGCACTACCGCATTGATGGCGTCGAGAAGGTCGTTACGCTCGAAGCGGGAGACTTGTTCTATGCAGAAGTGGGGTGTGAGCATGTCGCTCACCCACGAGTTGCGTCGCGAATTTTGGTGATCGAAAAGGAAGGCAGCGTTTGAGTTTCTGCTCAGCCTGAGTCACTTGCGCTTCAAGTAGGCAAACCTTATTGCAACGCTACGAATTTCAGGGTCATCAGCAGTGATAGGCGATACAACTGTTAGGCGTGAAGGCTCTGTCCCAGGTAGTCCCGGACTTGGAACAGATTTAGCGAGAACTTCGACGCGTCCTCGGGGCGCACGACGATGATCAATTTGTTGGAAAACGCGCGCTGGCTGCAGGCGTCGGTGAAGGACTGAGCAATTCGTTCGATCATCTTCTTCCGAGGATACGCGACACGTCCGCGTCCCGTACCCATCAACGGCATAACGATGTCACCGACCTCGGCCTTAGATGCAAGGTTGATCCACAGCTTTTCAAGCGCCTCGTCAATCATCTTCAAGTCTGACGAAGCGTTGCCGTAATCGTCCATGTGCGCCATCGCCACAAGGTAAAAATTTTTGTTCTGCGCGCTCACACGAGCGACAGTGCCAATAGGATATTCCGTCTTCTTGCCAGGGCGTTTGTCGTTGATGGTGAACTGTTCCCTCGAAAGCGAGGCTTCGATTTGACGATCAATCTCCGTAGTTTGACCGTTGAAGTAGTTGGTAGCCAACTGACCCTGCAAGCTATTTACAGCGATTAGCCCCGAAGACATGTCCGTATCAAAGGTTGAGTTTGTACTGATAATCACTTCGCCAGGGATCTTAAATAGGTCGCCAATCAGGACTTCGACAGCAAAGTCCTTTTGAGGAATCTTATAACTGACACGTGAAAGGGGCCTGCGAGTAGACAGCACATAGATCAGCGCAAGCACGACCAAGATGATTAACCCGTAGTATCTGTACTGGTCCTTCTTGTAGATATTGAAGGCATCGGCTAAGTCGACGCAAAGGTACAAGATACCCACTACAGCGAAGAACTTACCAATCGCTTCGCCGGAGAACAGTGCGTAGCGCCAATAGGCTCGCGTCATAATCGACTCGAAAAAGTACCTCATAGTCCGAGTTGCCTGTAGACATCGTCGGTGTAGTGGCGGTTCCCAGTTGTGCCCGCGCTGCGTAGCCGGTGGAACTCGTCTGGCCAGTGCTCCATCGCATGTTCAATGATGTTGTGATTGAACGAGGTGTACACCACCAGTTGATCCCGGATCGTCGGCGGGCAACGGTCATCCATCTGCCTGCTCCCGTTCAAGTTCACGCCGATGACGGGCAGACCAAGCCGCAAAGCAACCTCCAGTTCCCACTTCACGAACTTGGTCAAGTATCTAGTGCTTTCTCCGATAAGCACCACGAGCAATTTAGAGTTTGCAAAGCGTTCCCGAAGCTGGCGCTTTATGCTTTCTTCTTGGCTCGAATCCCGAGCCGTATTTAGGTCGTGAGCGTTGTGGAAATTTAGCGAAAAGCCGTCATGCGCCTTCCAAGCCGTCATAAGACGGTAGTAGCGCATGTCGTTGTCGCCGTCGAAGGCGATGTAAGTCTTATTTCGGTATGCCATTGGACGCGTCTCACCCTGGGTTACCGAATTTTAGAGCTTGTGGAAGGGAAATTTACTGAGAGTGCGTGCACGCCTTTAGGTAAGCCTGTTTTTGGTCGAAGGAATCACTCAGAAAGAACGTCCAGTTTGGCGCATTTCCTTGCTTACCCAGGCTCTCGGTCCATTTGCAAAAGTTTGAATTGACGACGTTTTCAGCTGCCAAGCGGTGAAGCGGTCGCCTTTAAATGTTCACCAAACTCTTTCTCGCTGATCCTCCCACAACGCAGGCGGGTCCACAGCAAGATCAAACAGCGTCAGGTGGTCCGGCAGCGCATCCTCCAAAATCGCCTCGACGATGTCCGGTGCCAGGGTGGTCAAGTTCACCATCCGGCTGACGTAACTGTTGTCGACCCCCTCCAACGCCGCAATTTCAGTCAGGTTTTTCACCTTGCCGGACTCCAGCATGGCCAGCCACCGGTGGCCTCTTGCCAGCGCCAGTTGCAGCGGTGTGGCCGCCACATCCCACGGCCGCAGCAGTTTGCCCGGCTGGCCTGATTGCCCGTTAGGCAGCGTCATTTGTTTTCTCCCGCTGCGGCGTTTGATCTGAATCGGTACCGACAGCGTGATCCGGCCGTCGCTGGATTGAATCACTTCCGTAGTGCCAGTGGATCTGATTTGAATCTCGCTCATGCCACGGCCTCCGACTCCATTTCCGTGGCTGGCTCGGGCTGCAGTTTCTTGTGATGCAACTCAAGCACCAGTCGCTGGATACCCGTGGGATGCAGATCCATCGACATGTTGTTGGGCGACACATTCACCTGGCGAACCAGCAACCGCACAATCCGCATCTGCTCTGCAGGGAATAGTTGGTCCCATACATCGTCGAGTCGTTTCATGGCCACCGTGACGATGGCCTCGTCCAGGGTCGGGTCGTATTTCTGGGCCTGCGGCAAAACATCTCTGACCACATCCGGCGAGCGCAAATGGCCGCGCAGTTGCTCCAGCACCGCCGACTCCAGTTCAGCCGCTGGCATGCGGGGCAGGCCCGAAGCACCGGCATGCTCCTTGATGTCGCGCTGGGGCACGTAGTAACGGTAGCGGCGACCGTTTTGTTTGGCGGTTTGAAATGGCGACATCGCGCGGCCGTCGCTCCCAAAGACGATGCCTTTGAGCAGGTACTGCGTCTTGGCTCTGGTCGTGGTAGCCCGCACCCGGCCATTGGTGCTAAGAATGGCATGGGCATCATCCCAACAGGACTTCGTGATGATCGGCGGGTGCTCCGCCTGGTACCAGAGCTCTTTATGGCGCAATTCGCCAAGGTAAGTGCGGTTGTTCAGGACCTTGTAAATCAGCCCCTTGTCGATCGGCTTGCCCTCCCGGACTCGACCGTCCTGAGTCGTCCAGGCTTTGGAGGTCACACCGTCCAGCCGTAATTCCTTCACCAACTTGGTGGTCGAGCCCAGTTCCACAAATCGCTTGAAGATGTGCGCGATCGTCTTGGCCTCGGCCTCATTGGGAATCAGACGCCGGTTGGCAACGTCATAGCCAATCGGGGGGATGCCGCCCATCCACATTCCTTTTCGTTTGGATGCAGCGATCTTGTCCCTGATTCGTTCGCCAGTCACCTCGCGCTCGAACTGAGCAAAGGACAGCAGCACGTTGAGCATCAAGCGGCCCATGCTGGTGGTCGTGTTGAATTGCTGGGTGACCGATACAAAGGACACGCCTTGGCGCTCAAAGACTTCGACCATCTTGGAAAAGTCAGCCAAGCTACGTGTCAGCCGGTCGATCTTGTAGATCACGATCACATCAATTTTTTCGGCTTCGATGTCGGCCATCAGACGTTTTAATGCTGGCCGCTCCATGTTGCCGCCGGAGAAAGCCGGGTCGTCGTAGTCGTCGGCCACAGCGATCCAGCCCTCGGCGCGCTGGCTGGCGATGTAGGCATGTCCGGCGTCACGCTGGGCATCAATCGAGTTGTATTCCTGGTCCAGTCCTTCTTCGCTGGACTTGCGCGTGTAAACCGCGCAGCGCATGCGGCGTTTCAATACTTCGCTCATTTGGAGCCACCTTTCTTAGCGGAGGATTTGGCGGCGTAGTCCTTGAGTCCAAAAAAGACAGGCCCGGACCAGCGGCTGCTGGTGATCTCACGCGCAATCATCGAGAGGCTTCTGTAAGGGCGACCTTCAAATTCGTACTGGCCGTCGGCCGTGGCGATCACCTGGTGCACCTTGCCGTGGTACTCGCGGGTAAAAAGTGTGCCGGGCGTTGGGTGGAAATCCCGGTCGCGCTTTCTGAGCTTGCCGGTGGCAATCAGCGAGGCGATCTTCTTGTTGTTGCGATCCAGCAGCCCCGGGTCGACTTTGCGGAATTCGACCTCCTGAAGTTTGTAGGCAAGCTGGCGCTCCAGAAACTGCCGGTTGTGGGTGGGTGTTTCACCGCCAAACAGTTTTCGCCACAGGGCTTTGATTTCGGGAAAAGGCAGGTTGGGCAGTTCATGGACCTGGGCCACCGCAGTCCGGGGTGCGGATGCGGGCGTTTTGCTTGTTTTCATGTGGACCTCGTTCATTTGTTGTTGAGGTCTGTATGAACGCTCTGGTCACCAGAGAAGCCAAGTAAAACTTTGCGCTCAGTGGCAGGTATCTGACGCTCGGTCTGGTTTGATTGGCGCAGCCGGACCAGGCCCTTTGCGAGGATGGCGGCGATCTCCAGCCGACGCTGCTCAGGTGTCATGCGCTCTGGCGGGAGGTGGTTGATGCTGTTTTTTAGGCTCATTGGGTAGCGTTCCGTGTTGACAAACTTGTGTAGCCAAAATTGTCTTTAAGGGCTGCCTCCAAGGCCAGCAGGGAGTTGCGGGCGGTTGTGGGTTGGTGCGGGTTCCTGCGGGTTAACGCCTGAAATCATCGTAAAAAAGGTTTTTTGCGATTGAAGACACAAGATCATTGCAAAGTGAACGATCGTTCTCTACAATGATTCCGTGAAGAAAACAATCAACGATCTCGAACACCTGGCCACCCTGCAGGACTATTACGCCCAGCACCGGGTGCTGCCCTCGTACACCCGGCTGATGTCGCTCCTGGGGTTCGCCTCCAAGTCCGGTATCAAAAAGGTGCTGGAGCGTCTGGAGGCTGCGGGCATGCTGGGGCGCACCACAGATGGCGACTGGTCTCCGACTGATCGCTTCTTTGACCGCTCCATTGCAAATTTGCCAGTTGCCGCTGGCATGCCCTTGCCAACTGCAGACGAGGGTGGCGAGCAGATGACGCTGGACCGCTTTTTGATCGCCCGGCCCGCCAACACGGTGCTGGTGCGGGTCAAAGGCGACTCAATGATCAACGCCGGTATCCACAGCGGGGATCTGGCTGTGGTTGAGAGGCGCAGCCAGGCCAACCCCGGAGAGGTGGTGGTCGCAGTCGTTGATGATGAATTCACACTGAAAACACTTGGACGAGACAAAGACGGATATCACCTGCTTCCCGCCAACCCGGATTTCCCCACCATCCGGCCCAGCGGCAAACTTGAGATTTTTGGGGTTTTGGTTGGCCTTGTGCGCAAATACACATGAGGCAAACCAACAATGAAAATATTCAACCCTGCACATTTCCTGCGTCACATTTCGATGCCCACCCTGCGCGAATTCACCGACGCGCATCCCCTGGGCCAGGACCTGGCCATTGACTGGAGCCTGGCGCAGGAACTGTTGCCCACCGTGGTCAATGACGCAGTCGCGTTGCTTGAAGCGACTATGCAGGGTGCAGAGATGACGCAAGCCGAGCGCGAGTCGGTTGAATACAAGCTGCACCTCTGGCACGACGACTTGCGCCGTGCACACCTGATGGCCAACGATCTCTCCATCCAAGAGTTTCAAACGTCGTGCGCCGGTGACCGCGAGGTTCAGGAGGCATTTGTCAGCAGGGACGCCCGTGAAAAGTCGCTGTGGATGCTGACCTTTCGGGATGACCTGTTTCGCCAAGTTGAATTGCACATTGCCTTTCAGGCCAAGTCCAATGGCAAGTACTGGAAAAAACACCGCATCCAGCCAGGGCTTGACCCAATGCAAGACCGTATCAAACTCGATGCCTTTTGCCACGAGGTGGCCAAGCTTTACAAGAGCGTGGGCGGTGGCGACGGCACTCACATTGAGGTCAGCAAACGGGCTGCCGACGGGAGCGTGCAACTGACCATCTACATCGAAGGCCCCGTCACGGCGATCGCACATTTTTCTGAGAATAGTTTCAAGCGCATCAACACCCGCATCGCGCTGGAGACGGCGTTGGTGTACCAGCCTTCGACGGGCTTCATTGAAACCGTAGTTAAGGGTGGTGCCAAGAATCATGGCGCGGTGCTTGAGCTCTTTGGCAAGCATGTGGTGGAGACCGCCATCAAGCCTGAAGAAATTGAGAAGACACGCTACAAACTCAACGCCTTGCGCGACGGCTTGATGGAGCCGTTTGAGGACTGGTCAGCCTACGGCGTTGAGAAAGTTCGCCTGCGCCGTGCACGCTTCACGCCCATGGGACGTACCGGCATTTCTTTTCAGGTGGAAGCACTACCAGCCAAAGACCAGGACGATGCGATCCGTCTGGCGCTGACGGGACTCAGGGTGCATCACTCCTTCGAGTCGGAATACAACATGAGCAATGCCTCGGTCATCGTCTACACACTCCCCACCGAAAGCCGCAAGGCCGGGCATTTCAGCTTTGATATTTCTGCCACAGGGTCTTCGACCATCAAAAACTTGTCCGACAAGAATCAGCCAACTGCGCTGGCTGTCCTGCGTTCGCTGAACGTGATCGAAGCAGAAGAGGTTGCGGCGTGAGTCTTGCGCAAATCAGTGCCACCAGCGTTTTGTGCCAACTCCTTGAGCGAGAAAAGCCCGAGGTCAACGGCATGACTCTGTTGGGTGGTGAATATGGGAACGCCGGGCGAGATTTGTTGCGTGAACGCCTGCTCGTGGTTGGCGCGTCGCTCTCGCACGTGACCTGCCCTGAGTGTGGTGTGGAGTTGGCGCGCGTCGTTCGTGATCTCGCTCATGAAAACATCCTGCTCTCCTGCGATGAATGCGGCGAAGTCACCAGCCCGAGGTCATTGCAAGAGACCTACAAGGTAAGCTTGCCCAAGTTCATTGATCGGCTGATGCTTGGGTTGGGGACCCAGCCCAGCGCCAAGAAAGAAGTTGCCACCGAGGTGGCCTGGCGCATAGGGGTCACGGAGCCTGTGCGCGGCAAGCCGCTGACCTGGTACTTTGCTCGCCACCTGCATGACCACAGAGTAGCGCAGCGGCTGGTGGAAACTATCAGGCAGGACCAGGCGCACAAGTCTGCAAAGGTGCTCACCAGCAGCGCTTTGCGACTGCCCGAGGGCTCGCCTCTGATGGGATTTGATGTGGTCCATCTCAGTGATGTCGCACGAATTTCGCAAAGCAAGTTTGAGTTCTTCAATGACCGCATGACCGTGTCCGTTGCTGCTCCGGTTGAAGACAGCCAGTTTCAAACTACCCTGCGCCTGGTACGCACGGAGGGCAAGGCGCGCGTGGATGGCGTTGACTATGCGCTGGAGCCACGACAGAAAGATTTGCTGCTGGCGCTGATGGCCACCCGGCACCACGAACTGGAAAACGCACAGTTGCGCACGGCATGCGGATCACAGGCTAATTCGTTTTCGCCAAGCAAGGTGTTTGAACGAAATCCGGTGGTCTACACGCAGTTCATCAAGTACCAGTCCGGTGACGGTGTGTACGCCTTGCAAATACCGGAGGAAGACCGTGACTGGCTGACCTGAGTCACTGCAAACCTCTCAAGCCTAAGCTTTAACCTGCAACAGCCTGCAGGTCCATCCCAAACCCGGCGCTCACTAGTACGAGCCCGGGTTTTTTGCATTTTGTCCGCACGAAACGCATTTGAGGAATGCCGCTGAGGAGTCTGAGGAACGGCTTGAGGAATCCCGATTGTTGAAATTCATCTCACTGGTTAGCGAGGCAAACGAGCTTCAAAAAACCGGGGTTTTTTCAACACCAAGGAGATCCAATTGCAATCCGCAGAAAAGGTCAAGCACCTCAACCAAACCCAGTTAGCAGAGCGCTGGGACGTCGCTGAAGCGACGCTAGAAAGATGGCGCAGCGACGGCATCGGTCCGGTCTTCATGAAGATCCAGGGCCGCGTGCTGTACCGCGTCGAAGACATCGAAGCTTTCGAGTCCGACAGCTTGCGCCAAAGCACCTCCAGTGCAGTGGGAGGTGCAGCATGAGCACGCTACCGCTTGATCATCCCGATCAGATTTTGTCCATTCCCGTGGGCACATTGGCTGAGCAGTCCGGCGAGTCGTTGTTCGAGCTCAAAAACAATGCGGCCGACTTTCTGGTGATGGCCAAGACCATCGTCGAGCACATCGACCGCGCGCTGGATTTGAAGTACTCAGCGCAGGCCCACCAACTGCGCCTGGCTGCAGGCAAAGACACCGGCGTGGTTCATTTCGATGACGGCCGCGTGCACATCACTGCTGATCTTCCCAAAAAGATCGAGTGGGACCAGGCCCGCCTCGCTGACATCACGCAGCGCATTGCCGCCAACGGCGACAACCCTGCCGAGTACGTCGAGATCAGCTACCGCGTCTCGGAAACCAAATTCAACGCGTGGCCCGAATCGCTCAAGAGTTCGTTCTCTGCGGCCCGCACCCTCAAAACCGGCAAGCCGGGCTTTCGCCTCGCACTTCAAGGAGAAAACAAATGAGCCTTCCCATCATCACCGCTGACCAGCGGCTGGCTGAGCGCCGTGGCGTCAAAGGCGTTCTCGTCGGCAAAAGCGGCATTGGCAAAACATCGCAGTTGTGGACCCTCAAACCCAGCGCCACTTTGTTCTTTGACCTGGAAGCGGGCGACCTCGCAGTAGAAGGCTGGGCCGGTGACACGGTGCGCCCACGCACATGGCAGGAGTGCCGCGACTTTGCGGTCTTCATTGGCGGCCCCAACCCGGCGCTGCGCGATGACCAGCCCTTTAGCCAGGCGCACTTTGATGCGGTGTGCCAGCGCTTTGGTGAGTCCTCCGCCATGGACAAGTACGACACCGTGTTCGTGGACTCGATCACCGTGGCTGGGCGTCTGTGCCTTCAGTGGTGCAAAGGTCAGCCCCAAGCCTTTTCAGAAAAAACCGGCAAGCCTGATAGCCGGGGTGCTTACGGTTTGATGGGCCAGGAAATGATCGGTTGGCTCACGCACTTGCAGCACACCCGGCGCAAGAACGTGTGGTTCGTTGGCATCTTGAACGAAGCGCTCGACGACTTCAACCGCCGCGTTTTTTCTCTGCAGGTTGACGGCTCCAAAACCGGGCTGGAGTTGCCGGGCATCGTCGATGAGGTGGTCACACTGACCGAACTCAAAAGTGATGACGGTAGCAGCTACCGCGCCTTTGTCTGCCACACGCTCAACAACTGGGGCTATCCGGCCAAAGACCGCTCGGGTCGCCTTGACGCCATTGAGGAGCCCGACCTGGGCCGCCTCATGGAAAAGATTGCTGGTCCGGCCAAACCCGCACCAGAACGGCTCGACTTTGCGCGGCCCGCCAGCAGCGTTGCGCCTTTGCCAGAAGCCAGCACCTCAAGTGAAGACACCACAGACACCAGCTTCGACCCCACTTCCTTCAATCCCACTCAGGAGTCCTGAACATGACTTACTTCGATTTTAATTCTGCGTCCGAGCAAACCTCTTTTGACCTGATCCCTAAAGCCACGCTGGTGCGTGTGCGCATGACCATCAAACCCGGCGGCTTCGATGACGCGTCGCAAGGCTGGACTGGCGGCTACGCCACCCGAAGCAGCAGCACCGGCTCGGTGTACCTGAACTGCGAATTCGTGGTGACCGATGGTGAGTTTGCACGCCGCAAGATGTGGTCACTCATTGGTTTGCACAGTCCCAAGGGACCTGAGTGGGCCAACATGGGCCGCACCATGGTGAAGGCCATCCTGAACTCGGCGCGCAACGTCCAGCCGGGTGACAACAGCCAGGCCGCCCAGAACGCCCGGCGTATCAGCGGCTTTGCGGATCTGGATGGCATTGAGTTTCTGGGCAAGGTGGACTGGGACAAAGACCAGAACGGCCAGGATAAGGCGGTCATCAAGGCGGCAGTGACGCCTGACCACAAGGACTACGCCGCTGCCATGGGTGCGCCGCGAGCGCCTGCTCCGGTCAGTGCTGCGCCCGCAGCCAATGCCTATGCCCAAGCCACAGGTCGTGCGCCGGTTCCCGGTCGTCCGAGCTGGGCGCAGTAAGCGGAGGTCACAGCCATGATGCTTCGACCCCGCCAATCCCTGCTGGTCCAACGTACCCTGGACGCGCTCGCTCTGCATGGCAACACGCTGGCTGTCGCGCCCACTGGGTCTGGCAAGACCATCATGTTGTCGGCGGTGGTCGGCAAGATGTTGTCTGAGCCGGATGCCAAGGCCTGTGTGCTGGCACACCGCACCGAACTTACCGGTCAGAACCGGGCCAAGTTCTCCCGAGTCAATCCGGGCTTGAGCACCTCAGTGTTCGATGCCCAGGAAAAGTCCTGGGCATC